CGTTCAACGTGACGGGCTACACGGCGGGGTACAGGCAGATATACACTCTGGAGGAGTATTACCGAAAGGGGATAATGTCCCCTGCGGAGCTGGAGCGGGATTTTGCGGATTTTGTTAAAAGGGTCAGGAAAAAATATCCCATGCTCAGGGATATTTACTGCGACAGTGCGGAGCAGGTGCTTATAAGAGGACTGCAGAATGCTGCGATACGTGAAAGGCTGCCTGTGGAGATACACAACGCCCGAAAGGGCGAGATAAGCCAGAGAATAAGGTTTTACAATGCTGTTTTAAGCGACGGCCGCTACAAAATTCTTGCACAGTGCAAGAACACTATTGCCGCATTTTCTCAGGCGGTGTGGGAGGGCGGAAGCCTTGACAGGCGGCTGGACGACGGTAGTGTGAACATTGACAGCCTTGACGCTCAGGAGTATTCCACGGAGCGGAGAATGAAGGATATCCTTGATGTTATGAGATAGAAAGGAATGATGTGATTGGGCATAATTTCGGAGGCGCAGAGGGCGTTCCCCCAGGCGAAAATTCCCCATGAAGAGGAATATTACCGCACGGTGATAGCTGCCTGCGCCGATATTTACAAGGGTGAGCCGCCTTGGGCGTATGTGAAGCGCTCGGGGCTTTACGGCAAGGGCGAGCGGCGTATGAGCATGCTTGGCGGCGCAAAGGTGCTGTGCGACAGTCTGGCGGCGCTTACGTTCAGCAGTCAGGCGGATATTTACTGCGCCGACCACCGCCAGCAGGAGCTGGTTGAAAGGGTGCTCCAGGACAACGGCTTCTGGGAAAATATGCCCTCGTTTTTCAGCCGTGCTTATGCGCTGGGCGGAGGTGCGCTCAAGGTTTTCATTGACGGGGACATTGGCATCGACTACATATCGGCGGACAGCTTTATTCCTGTGGGCGGCTTCTGCGGCAGCATAAAGGAGGGCATATTTCGCAGCAGATTTTACAAAGGCGGCGAGGCGTTTACTCTTTTTGAGCGGCAGGGCGCAGACGGCAGCGGCATTTTCACGGACAGGGCGCTGTTTTCCTCCCGTGACGGATATCTTGGGGAGCAGATACCTGTGGAGACGATGTTTGATGGGCTTTCGGAACATTCGGAGTATGACATCTGCGAGCCGCTTTTCGGGTACTTCCGACCTGCGGGGGCGAACAATCTCTCCGATGAGACCATGCTGGGGCTGAGCTGCTTTGCAAACTGCACCGACACTCTGAAAGCTCTCGACATCGCATTTGACAGCTTCTCACGGGAGTTTGTGCTGGGGCGCAAGAGGATAATCGTGCCTTCATCTTGCATCAGGACGGTGGTTGATCCCGACACGGGCAGGATAAGCAGGTATTTCGACACGGACGATGAAGTGTATCAGGCACTTAAATGCGACGAGGAAAAGGACCTGAAAATATCCGACAACACCTGCGAGCTGAGAGTTTCGGAGCACGTTGACGCTATAAATGCGCTGCTTGATATTCTCTGCTTCCAGACGGGGCTTTCATCGGGAACGCTTTCGTTCAGCACCTCGGGCGGACTTAAAACGGCGGCGGAGGTCAAGAGCATGGAGACACGCACGGAGATCACAATGCAGCAGAACAGGTGCCTTGCGGCGGAGCTTATCGAAAGCACGGTGAAGAGCATTATCCGCTGCGGAATGCTGTGCGGCGAGATACCAAAGGGTGATATTTCCGTCAGGGTGGCTTTCTCCGACAGGCAGACGGTGGATAAGGGCGAGATAATCGACCAGAACGTAAGACTTGTATCGGCGGGGCTTAAAAGCAGGCTTTCGGCGGTCATGGCTGTGCTGGACTGCTCGGAGGAGGACGCACTGGCTGAGATAGAAAGGATCAAAAAGGAGGAAAAGGTATGAATGAAGAAAACGAGAAGTCTGTAAATGAAATTACAGATATGGGTGGGGATATCTCTCCCGATGAGGGCAATGGAGATGCTGACGTTGCTGACGTTGCTGACGTTGCTAACGCAGCTGATATCCATGCCCTTGAAGAGCAGGTGGCGGCTCTGACGGCTGAAAATGCAAAGCTTCGCAATCAGCTTTTCTGCGAGAGGGAGGGCATTCCCCGTGAGCTGACGGAGGACATTATCTGTGCGGCTTCCGCCCGTGCTGTGGGGGGAGTGAGCTTTGAAGAGGCGGCGAGAGATATATTCGGCAGGATATCTAAATTCGGCGGCTCGGGTCAGAAGATATCCACGGGAGTAAGGTCACGCAGGGAAGGGAACGGTGATGATGTACTGCGCAGGGCTTTCGGACTTAAGTAATTCACTGACAAATCAAAATGAAATTTGAAAGGAAAGGTAAAAATTATGGCTAACACAATTACACTTGCTAAGAAATACGCTGCGCTTCTTGATGAGGCGTACAAGGAAAATGCGAGAACTGCTGTTCTTGAGTCGGACGCTTCCCTTGCAAGAGAGGGGGCAAATGCCAACGAGATAGTTATTCCCAAGCTCACCATGGACGGGCTTGCAGACTACTCCCGTTCAAGCGGATATGTGGCTGGCGATGTTTCCCTTTCGTGGCAGACTGTTCAGTTCAACTACGAGAGAGGACGTATGTTCAGCGTTGATGCTATGGACAACGAGGAGAGCCAGAGCATTGCTTTCGGTTCCCTTGCGGGGGAGTTTGTGCGCACAAAGGCTGTGCCTGAGCTTGATGCCTTCCGCTTTGCTTCCTTTGCGGGCACAACGGGCATCGGCTCCGCATCTGCGGCGCTTTCCACAGGTGCGGACGCTGTGGCTGCGGTGAGAACTGCGGTATCTGCTCTTGATGCGGCGGAGGTTCCCTCCGAGGACAGAGTGCTGTTCATCACTCCTGTGCTGAAAGGACTTATCGACGACATGGACACCACAAAATCCCGTGCGGTGCTTGCTTCCTTTGACAAGATAGTGACTGTTCCCCAGTCCAGATTTTACACCAAGATAAAGCTCAATGACGGCACCACATCGGGGGAGACTGACGGCGGCTATGCCAAGGACACTGATGGCAAGAACATCAACTTTATGATAGTTCACAAGGGAGCGGTGCTCCAGTTCACCAAGCACGCTGTGCCCAAGATCATTTCCCCTGCGGCAAATCCCGATGCGGACAGCTGGAAATACGGCTATCGCAGCTATGGTCTGTGCAGTGTTTATCCCTCCAAGGCTGCGGGCATTTACTGCCACTACTCCACCACCTAAGCGGCGTGTCGCCGCAGCCGCCCGTGGGGAGGTTGTGTGGGGGATATTTCATTTGCGGCTCGGTAACTGCAGTTTGCAAAAGACTTGTACAGAGATTGCGGCGTGTCACCGCAGCCGCCCATTGGGAGGTTATGTGAGAAATATTTTATTCGTGGCTCAGTAACTTTGATTTGCAAATCAGTTTGCTGAATTTTGGCTTAGCAATTAGTTTATATCGAAACATCAAGGGGGCTTATGCTCCCTTGGAAAGGAGTGTTTATGGCGGTAGATTTTGCGTATTACAGGGATATTTACGGGGGAAAGGGCGATGAAAGCGAAATTTCTCCGCTGCTTGCAAGTGCGGAGAGGGTCGTGAGAGGGTGTGTGGTCGATGTATCGGAAGCCGATGAAGCTTTCAGGACTGCGGTATGCGTTCAGGCGGATTTCCTTGACAGGGCAGAGGACTGCGGGGGATATTCCTCGGTGAAGATAGGCAGCTTTTCTGTGAGCGGCGGTTCCCATGGCGACAGATTTTCCGCACCTCTCTGCGGCGAGGCGGAGGCTGTGCTTGACAGTGCGGGGCTTTTTTACAGGGGAATGGAGGTATAAGATGTATCCTATTCCAAAAGAGGTGCTCATACATTCCTGCGTGCTGAAAAACTACTCTGAGGAGGGTGCGTTCGGTGAGCGAAAGCTTATTTCGCAGACGGTGCTTTCCAATGTGCGGATATGCGTTTACGGCAAGGCTCAGAGGGATATTCACAGCAGGAATGTGAAAAAGTGCGGTGTGCTTTATTTTGACTGCCGCAACAGCTCCCCGGAGGACGCTGAGTTCATGGGGGAAGATTTTATCGGCACTGTTGTTTTCAACGGCACAGAATATGAGATAACCTCGGTGAAATATTTTTACGGCGGCGATGAGCTTCATCATCTTGAAGTGGGACTTGGAGGGGCTGTGTGAAAACAGAAAATATAATTTCGGCAATATGCGCCGCAAGCGGAGCGGTATGCGGCTCGGCGGCGGGCAAGGGGCTTTCCTTTGAGCTTAAAAGCGGCAAGGCGCAGAAAATGGCGGCGGGACAGCTCTGCGAGATGCGTGGGGTGCTTTGCTCCGCAGGCGATGACAGGAAAGCCGCTCTTGAAGCTCTTGACACGGCGGCAGATGTGCTTTGCGGATATCGTGGAGACGGAATTTACAGGATATCTGCGCCGTCGCCGGGGGTGCTTTACTTTAACGGGAGCTTCCGCTTTGAAAGAGAGATAATTATTATTGCAGGGGAGGAATGGGAATGACGGTCGGACAGGCTATGGCACTGACAGGCGGCGGATTTTCTGCGGGGGAGGACTTTGTTTTCGGCATTGACCTTTCTGAGGGGCAGACCGCCGAATATTCGGATTTTACGGCGGTAAGGGAAAAGGTTTACGGCATAAGCGCCGACCTTTCACGAAAAACAAAGCTCATCACTTTTGTTGACGGGTGGAGCAGTCGGGCGGTATCGGATTTCCTGAAGGTGCGCATAAAATTTGCTGCCTGCTCGGAAAATGCAGTGCAGAAAGCGGTGGTCAAGGCTGCGGAAAACGGCTCAAAGCTCCGCTGTGTATATGCGGGGCACGGTCAGGAGCCTATGATATGCGGCATGAGTGTTACGGATATCTCAGTATCGGACGGCGAGCTGTTCGGGCACGTTATAGATGTTACGCTTTCGATGTAAGGAGGGGCTATGGGAATATATCTGAAAATAGGCAGCACCGATGTGAGCAGGTTCATCACCGAAAACAAGTACAGCATTTCCGTATCGTCGGTGTATGACAACGGCGGCGAGTTTGTGAACATTTACGGCGCAAAGGTCAGGGAAAAGACAGGCTATGAGGTGGATATATCCGCTGAGCTTTCGGACGTGGACGACACATCTGCGGCGACGCTGTCGGCGGCTCTTTCGGGGGAGAGATGCAGCGTATCATATTCTGCTCCTACGGAGAAAACAGGGGAATTTCAGTGCTCGGGCTTTTCGCTTTCCCTTGACCGTGTTTACAGGGGAGAAAAGTTCTGGACGGCTCAGGTAAAGCTCCATGCGGCTTTTGTGCCTGAGGACGGTCTTTAGACCGCCTGTTATAACCATCGGCGGCAATGTTATCACAGCTGACAGGATACAGTCCGCAAGGCTTATAAGGACGGCAGAAAATATGCCGATAAAGGGCATTGTGCAGTCGGAGCTTATAGTTGCGCTCAAAACCGACCTTACCTTTGAGCCAAACGCCCTTGTGACGGTAAAAACAGGGGGAGAAGACCCGCTGGAGTTTTCGGAGCATTTTATCAGTCGCATAAGCCGCAGAGGGGGACTGCTGGAGATCCATGCCATGGACAGAATGAGAGTGACGGAAAATGACTTTGACGACAGCCTTTACAACCGCTCAAACGAGCCGTATGTGCTTTCACCGGTGCTTGCCGATCTGGCTTCCCAGTGCGGCTTTGCGGGCTTCGGCGGCGGTAACTTCTGCACGGACAAGATATATTTTGAGGAGCTTCACGGAAAGAAATGCCGTGAAATTCTGGCGCACATTGCGGAAAATACAGTGGGTGCTTTTTACTGCTCCAACGACAACAGGCTTAAATTCACGCCTTTTCTTTCCGCCTCGTGCAGCATCGGAAT